AAGAGACTGGGGCTAAAATTTGTTGGGGAGCTTCATGGCATATAGATGATATAACAAAGTGGGATGGCACTATGGAAGAAGCCATGAACGCTTATATAGATTTACGTAGAGGGCAGGGAAGAAGACCATTTATTGATGGTCCTCACTTCCAATTGAACTAATATGAAAACAGGCGCACCAAAAACAGTTAAGATTCCTGCTAAACGACCTGCCTTTATGTCGGAGGACAAGAAGACAGGAAAGAAAGAGAAGAGTAATAGGTTCTTAAACTTTGTTGATGGTGTAAAAAAGTCGTTTAGTGGAGACGTATTTGATCCCTATTTTAAAGTTGGTGGTGGAAGACTAGATGCCGACAAGGATATGATTAAAAAAGGTGGGTTCGGACTTAAATTTACCTACGAGTTTAAGAAAAAATGACCAAAAGAGATCCAAGATTAGCTAGAGCAGGAGTGTCAGGCTTCAACAAAGCCAAGAGAACACCCGGACATCCCACAAAATCGCACATTGTGGTGGCTAAATCAGGGGATAAGATCAAAACAATACGCTTTGGTCAGCAGGGTAAGAAGGTTGGCACGGTAAAAGGTACTGCAGGAGCGCCAAAAAAGGGTGAGTCGCAGACAATGAAGAATAAACGCAAGAGTTTTAAGGCTCGACACGCTAAAAATATTGCAAGAGGTCCAATGTCGGCAGCATATTGGGCAGATAAGGTAAAATGGTGAGGCTATGCCACTAACAACCAAGGGCAAAAAGATAATGAAGTCCATGAAAAAGCAATATGGCAAGAATGAAGGTGAAAAAGTCTTTTATGCCTCTCGTAACAAGGGTACGATTAAAGGGGTAGAAAGAGCAAGTAAGGGTAAACTAGTGAGGGGCAAGAATAAAAAGCCTGATTTTATCGTTATGATTGCTATCGGTGAGAAGAAGAAAAAGAAAAAAGGGTAACGAGTGGCGTTTTTACAGAGTAACATCCCATACTTCAAGGCATGGGTAAGAAGAGAATATACGTGTAATTTCGAACAGTATCATGGAGAGTTTTTACACGCAATGGTAATAGCCGTGACGAGCATGCCGAACAGATCACTAAGTTTTCAGGTGATATTTACAGGATGCGAGACAGACGATACAGAAGAAGAAAACGTACACGGTGGAGCAATGTGGGCTAGGATGCCCATCACAGCATTGGTTGGTGACACACCTTATGAGCAATGGCCAGAAGAGTTACCACCATACGTAGCACAACCTTGGGATTGTATGTCCCACGAACATTCGGTCTACGTTTTGAATAGAGCTACTCCTGCTCCTTGGATAGCCAAGATAGATGGAGAGTTCTACCCTGCTAAGTATTATTTCACTGTAGACTATACAGACAGTGAGATAGCTGACGACCCTGCTCAACACAAACAAAGTCATGTGCTTGAGTTGATGGAGGCAGGAGAGTATACAGGTAACATTGTTGCGTTACCTAATAATAGAGTACGAGTAACGCATCCTGCATGGTTTGAGACAGGAGAGGGAGCGCCAGACTTTAAGCCTAGCCAAAGGACGTTCCATTCAAAACAAGAGACTGAGTACGTTTGGGATACTCAACGAGTCTTTAACAATCTATATTCTAAGGAGAAATAAAATGGTTATGAAGAAAAAGGGTATGGCACGAGGTGGTGCTAAGATGCCAATGTCTAAAGACCCTAAGACAGGTAAGATGATACCTGCTTTCGCTATGGACGGTAAAGGTAAAATGGCGAAGGGCGGCATGATGAAGAAAAAAGGCATGGCTAAAGGTGGTATGATGAAGAAGAAGGGTATGGCTAAAGGTGGCATGAAAAAAGGCTACGCAGCAGGAGGCATGACTGTTCCTCAACTCAGAGCCGCAGCAAAAGCCAAGGGCTATAAAATAATGAAAGGCTAGTCAGTATGGCTAAGTCTACAGTAAACAAGGCAGGAAACTATACTAAACCTACCATGAGAAAGAACCTGTTCAATCGAATAAAAGCAGGTTCTTCTGGTGGTAAGCCAGGACAGTGGAGTGCTAGAAAAGCGCAGATGCTTGCCAAGCAATATAAAGCTAAGGGTGGTGGCTATCGCTAAAGACCCAAGGCTAGGCACAGGCAAAAAGCCTAAAGGCTCAGGTAGACGACTCTACACTGATGAAAACCCAAAAGATACAGTAAGTATCAAGTACGCTACGGTAAATGATGCAAAAGAAACTATTAAGAAAGTTAAAAGAATTAACAAACCCTATGCGAGGAAGATACAGATACTCACCGTTCTTGAGCAACGAGCTGCTGTTCAAGGAAAAACTGAACAATCTAGGCTTGCCAAAAAAGCAAAAGAAACATTGAGGAAACAACGTGGCACTAGCAAAAAGTCAACGTAGTCTAAAATCTTGGAGCAAACAAAAGTGGAGAACAAAGAGTGGTAAGCCCAGTAGCAAAACTGGGGAACGCTATCTTCCTGAAGCTGCAATCAAGGCTCTATCACCACAGGAGTACGCAGCGACAACTAGAGCTAAAAGAAAAGGCACAAAGGCAGGGAAACAATTCGTCAAACAGCCAAAGGGTATCGCAAAGAAAACACGAGCGTACAGGAAAGTAAAGTAAATGGTAAAAGCATGGTTCATAGTAGCAGTAATGTCTGGTGTATATTCAGACGGAACAAAGGATATATACGTATTCCAACACCCATCAGATCATGGACACTTCCATAACGCTTCTATGTGTCAAAAGTATATAGGGGATAATCCATTTAAGATTGTTAAAGCTCTTGTTAGTGAATACGGAGATAGATCCCCTGAACAAATTATATGTGTACCTGAGGAAACCGTTGAGTCTTTTATGGAACAGAGTAAAACATAATGCTGTATGAGCCTACATGTGAAATATGTGGCAGTCACATTGAAGACGACAGATGTGAGGTATGTGAGCATACAGGCGATAACGGTGCTTGGGTAGAAGAGGTTATAAAGGAAAAAGATGACAAAAAATCTGACTGAAAAGCAACAGAAGTTTTTAGCGGCACTGTTTGATGAAGCAGGTGGTGACGCACGACTAGCTAAGAAGATGGCAGGGTACTCTGACGAAACACGATTGTCTGAAGTTGTTAAGCCACTGAAAGATGAAATAATGGAAGCAACAAAAGAATATATGGCTTATGTTGCACCTAAGGCAGCGATGGCAATGGGTAATGCACTCATTGATCCCACAGAGCTAGGTATACGAGATAAGATGACAGCAGCTAAAGATTTGTTGGATAGAGCAGGGCTAATTAAAACAGAGAAGGTAAACGTAGAGTCTTCAGGTGGATTGTTTGTTCTTCCTGCTAAAGAAGGGACGAATGAGTAGTGAAGAGCTAGGATATTGGACGCTACCTAAACCTGACATAGAGGTTAAAGAGTGGAGAAAAATACCTAGAGTTGCAAGAGTAATACCATTTGGTTATGAAGTTGATCCTGAAGATGCAGACTTCTTACTACCTATAAAGAATGAATTAGACGCACTAGAACAGGCAAAAACGCATCTTAAACAATACAGCTATAGAGAAGTAGCAAACTGGCTAAGTAAAGAAACAGGACGCTACATCTCACACATGGGATTAAAGAAGAGAATACAAGTTGAGCGAAGACGTAAAAAATCAACTACGATTAAAAGGGAGCTTGCCAGAAGGCTCAAAAAGACGCTACAAGAGATCGAAAAAGCCGAAACAAGTAGAACAGGTAGTTACACCACAGCAGGAACAGCTGCCTGAAATAAAGATAAAACCACAAGAGGTTCAAGAACAGGATGTACTGTTTAAACCAAATGAAGGACCTCAAACAGATTTCTTAGCATCCTCAGAACGTGAGGTGTTATATGGTGGAGCAGCAGGAGGTGGCAAGTCGTTTGCCATGTTAGCTGACCCACTTAGAGGACTAAACAATCCTAACTTCAGTGGACTGTTAGTTCGACACACAACAGAGGAGCTAAGAGAACTGATACAAAAATCTCAGGAGTTGTATCCAAAAGCAATTCCTGGTATTAAGTGGTCAGAAAGAAAGTCGCAGTGGGTAACACCTAAGGGGGGAAGACTGTGGATGTCATACCTAGACCGTGACCTAGATGTCATGCGTTATCAAGGACAGGCATTTAATTGGATAGGGTTTGACGAGCTTACACAGTGGGCAACACCCTACGCTTGGGACTACATGCGATCAAGACTTAGAAGCGCAGATCAATCATTAGGTCTGTATATGAGAGCAACAACTAACCCAGGAGGACTGGGACATCAATGGGTAAAAAAGACATTCATAGACCCATCCCCACCCAACTCATCGTTTTGGGCAACGGATACAGAAACTGGTAGTGTTATTACATTTCCACAAGGGCATAGCAGAGAGGGGCAACCTCTTTTCAGAAGACGCTTCATACCTGCTAATTTGTTTGACAACCCTTTTCTAGCTGAGTCAGGTGACTATGAGGCAATGCTAC